AGCGGGCAGACAGACTGTCATACAGGTTGTCTTCCACTGCTTCTTCGGTGATCGAAAAGCCCAAGGCGATGGTTTCGTGGGTGTAGCGCGATGTGAAAGCTTCTTGCGCGTTATCGTAAGCGATAGCAGCGCCTTCGGACTTCACAGGGGCAGCACCGAAGCCAGACAGCTTGGTTTCTTCTTCGAAGCTACGGTCTGATTTCTCAGTTTCGTAGATCTCTTTGTGCTCTTGGCCGTAACGGGCGTACTCCATACCAAACAAGGCGTTCAAGCCGGGCAGGAGTTCCTTAAGCAGTTGGGAACGTGAAATTGCCATGGTAGGTTACTCCTTAGATGCCAACGGCGTTGCTATAGCTGTGGTAGCCGGGGTTGAACTTAACCAACACATCGGGGTAAGCATCGCTAACGGGAGAAGCGAAGCCCACGATACGGAAGGCAGCAGTAGTGGTTTGAACGGTAGCGTCCAAAGCCGAAGTGGAGTTGCCGTACTGGGTAGAACCAGTGCTAGACGACTGGGCAGCAGCAAAGAATGTGTTAGCACCCAAAGCAGCTTGAGTCGCAGAACCGTCCAACTGAGCTTGGAAAGCCACGCGGTCATCGGTCACAACGTATGCAGTCACCACGCCGGTAGTGCCGGAGGGGTAGTACTGGCTGTTGATCACTTGGCCTTGTGCGTTCACGTATTGGCAGCCGACGAAAACGCCGATAGTGCCAGCAGGGAAAGCATTGGACGAGTCATCAGCGCCGGTAGCAGTAACCACGTTGATGTAACCGTTAGCGTTGATACGCACAACCTGACCGAAGAAAATGTTGCTAGCGTAGCCAGCAGGGTCGATCAGGAACTGAGATGCGGCGCCGGCATAAGCCATGCCGTCGACGCGGTTTACGGGTTTCAGCCCGTAAGGAGAAGCAGTAGATGCCATTGATAGCTCCTAAATTACTTTGAACCAGAACCAAATCCGCCGCCGCGACTGGTAGAAGACTTTGTGTCTTTGTACAGAGGCATGCGCGGGTCATTGTTTCGCATGAAGTGGTTGTCCACTGATTCCATCTGCGCCTGTGCTTGGTTGGCATAGTAGTCGTTACGGGACTTGGCGCGTTCTTTGGGCTGTCTGCACAGCATCAAACCACCAATTTCCACGTTACCAGACTGAGTGCCTTGAAGCATAAGTTCAGGATGGTCCGCTGCTTTTACCGGCTCCCAACCATCACGCAACTTTTTAGAGACGTTCGTGGGATCAGGCTCACCCAAAACATGGGTTGCAATCCAACGGTAGCTCCAGTCCGGATCAGGGGTCGGTTCGGGCAGCATGCTCGAAGGTGTATACACATTACGAGCGGTTTTTTCGCGTGATGTCAATTCACGATTAGTACGGTTTTCAGCCATTCGAGTTCTCCAGTTTTGCCAATTCAATCGCATATTGCTGTGGTGTCAGCCCAAACTTAGCAGCCAAGGCTACTTGAGTGCTTGTAAGCTGCACCTTCCTTGCCCCCGATGAGCGGGAAGCCGGTGCTACAACGGTTGCGGGCTTTTTGGTTCCCTCGCCGGACTTCGGCTTGTCTTGAGTTTCCCCGAAAAAATCGCGGAACGTAGACTTCATGCGAGCATCAACGCGCTCGAAGTAATCATCAGAGCGGGGGTCAACCCCCGAGTTGACTAGTTTCTGGTGCAGCCCTAGTGCAAAAGCTGTCATTTCCTCGTAACCGGGAGAACCGAACCACTGGTTTTTTGCCTGCCAGCGCAGCGTTTTGTCGTCGATTGCTTCCTGTTTTACGGGTTGTTGCTGTGTTTGTACATCAACTTCGGGCTCTTGTAAAGCGGGTGGGCGGAAATTTTTCGCTTGCGCGAGCTTCATTTTCGCTTCCATCAACGCTTCTTGCGCTTCCACAATCGCATCGGTGTCAAACGCTTCACTGGCTTCCTTAAGCTTGCGCTTTGCGGCGTCCACTTCTGCATTGGCCACTTGCTGGATGGATTGTGCGTATTGCTCAGAACCTGAGTTGACATACTGACGCAGACGCTTGTTCTCTTCCAACATCGCACGCGTTACACGCTCAAGTTCAGCCTTTTCACGGGCCAAAGACTCTTTTGCACGACGCTCGTCATGACGGGCGTGTGTGAGCTCCTTGATGCGCTTTTGCACTTTGTCAGAGTACGAGTCAATTTCGTCCTCGGTGGGGTCTTCCACTTCTTTTTCCAGAGGCTTGCTGAACCGATCCTTTTCAGGCGTGTCGTCAACAATCTCTACCTCCAGCTCCTCTTGGGCGCCAGAGTCCGCAGAAGCTTCCCCTGCTGAGACCTGTTTGTCTTCTTCCTGTTCATCAGGAAACTTAAATGCTTCAGGCATGTGAAATCCTCCTTTTTAAGCGCGGGTGATACCGCGTGGGTCCTCGACAACAGCGTCCACCTGATCATCGTTGAGCAGTCTGAACTCTTTGCCAAAAATCTTGAACCGAGTGCCTGCATAAGCCCGGACAAGAACGAAATCGCCCTCTTTGCACCAAGGCCCAGTCAGGAATTTGTCTGGATCTTTGTACGCTTGAGGACCGACTTTTAGTACGAACAGCACCGTAGTGGTGTGTTCTTCCTGTCGCATCACCGAATCTGCTTTGATGATTGCCGAATTCTCAAATGTGTTTGAGACGTCAGGCACCACGCACAGAATCTTCCACCCTGTGGGTTCAGGCAAAGACTTCGCCTTTTGCTCATCAGACGCATCTTCTGAGGGGGCGTCTACGGGTTGGATGCTTTCAGGCAGCGCGAAGCTGTTGGGGGGTAGGACTATTTCACTCATTGGATTTTTCCACTTTCTCAGCAAGGTCTAGGACGTGACGCTCTGCGATGGCAAGACCTTGAATAACGCCGCAGAGTTTTTGGTACTCGTCAAAAGAGCGACATGATCCGCCGGCACAGTCGTCGGCGTAGTTATTCATGTCGATGCGTATTTGTTCGCGCAATACGCGTGCGAATTCGGAAATCATTTAGTGGGTTTCCTTGTTGGGGGTTGTGCTTGCGCACGGGCTTGGGCAGCCATCTGCTGCTTGCTCTTTGCGATATCGACGCCAATACGGACGCCTTCTCGTTGTTGGTCTGCAGCCATACGCTCGCGGTCCAAGCGATCTTTCTGGCCGGTTTTGAAACCTTCAAGTTGGTATTTGGCCTGCAACTCTTGCTCTTTGAGTTTCAATTCGTCTGCACGAGCGGCTGCGTCCACGTTGACCTTCTTGTCCTTGATAGCCAAGTCTTGCGCTTTGAGCTGCAATTCTTGCTGCTGCATTTGAACAATTGGATCCTGCGCTTGCTGCGCTGCTTGCTGTTGTGCAGCCTTGGCTTGGTTCTCTTGCAACACCTGTTGGGCGGCTTGAGCCATCATGCCTGAGAGCGCTGATTCGATCTGAGGCGGCAGCTTTTCGTCTTCTGGGGGCAGCGCCATGCCAAGCTGTTGCTCGATCTTCTGGCGGTAGGCAAACCCGACGTGCTCCGCGATGTGCGCAGTCATTGCCGCTTGAATCTTCGCCGCATTGGGACTTTGACCCACCAACTGCTGGATGATCGGATCCTGCAGTGCAGCCATGTGCACACGGATGTGCGACTCGTGATCTTGGTAGATAAACGCCTTGAGGGGGGTGCCCTTGAGCGCATCTTGGTTCTCGGTCACAGGGTCCTTGGGTTTCTGATCTTCAGGCAGGGGCACCAGCTTGTCCGGGTCCTTAATACCCAGCACCTCAAGCATGCCTCGATGCAGTTTTGGCAAATCGTAGATGTCGGGAGCCATCTGAGCCAGCTGAATCACGGCTTGGTACTGCACCACACGCTGAGACATTGTCGCAGCGTTGGGATCTGACACGGGGATCACCTCAACCATGTCATAGTCAGCAACCTTGGCACGGGGGCCCACTTGTGCGTCAGGATCGTAGTCGTACTCATCCTCTGTGTAGTCGCGGATCAGCTCTTTGATGAGCTGCAGCTCCTGCTTCAACGCGTAGTGCACACGGGCCTGCACAGCCGACATGACCTTAAGCTGGCGCTCAAGGAGAGCCAAAGTTGTGCCCACGGGAGCCTGAGCAGACATGTCGGCAACCTTCATGTCCGCAGTCGCAGCAAAGCGACGGCCCTCTTCCACCACGGTGTTGAGCAAGTTGTACAACGTACCTGACGGCTCTTTGTAAGGTAGCGGTAAGATATTTTGCTGAATCGTACCTGACCCCACATCAACGTCACGCCATTCTCCGGGAGAGATGGGAGTGTCGTCGCCCTTGATACGCAAGCCACGTGATTTCAAACCACCGGGCAAGTTAGACAGCGTACCTGCATCTATCAGTTGACGCATCAAGCTAGTGGCAGACTTGGCGAAACCACCGATCAGGTGGAACAAGCCAAAGCCATAGGCGCCAAAGCCGGGGATGTACTGGTAGTGTACGAAGTGATCGCGTTTTAACTGCAGCTCATCACTTTGACGCCAGTTGCGGCGGATGGCAAGAACTGTGTTGGTACCGCGAATGAATGTCACCACGTATGGCAACGCGATTTCTGTAAGCTCTCCCTTGTCGTCCTTATGTGCGTAGGGATCAGCGGGGATCACCAAATCAACGTGTGACTCGTACAGGGTGAAGCGATTGTCGTTGACATCCGAAAACCCCGTCTCTTTGTCCTTGGCCTTGTTGATCTCATCGGTGGCTTTGTCCGGGTCCCCAATGTCGCCTTGCGCATAAAACCCTGCTTGCTGCAGCTTGACGATGTCGTTTTTTGTCTTACGCATCACGTGCGTAACACGGTAGCAAGTCTGAATGTTCGAGGCACCATAGGGCAGCAGCACGTCTTCTGCGGGGATGAAGATAGAGACCTGACGGCCAAGGCTTGGGTCAAAGTACACCTTCTTAAACGCAGACCCCGTCGCAGGCAGCGACCACAGCATACGCTCATGCTCAGGACGAAACTCCACCATGCGTTCTGTCAGCTGGTAGTTCATGTCGTTCTCAACGCGAAGCGCTGCCGACATCTTCTCAGGCGTTTGTTTACCCAACACTTTGGTGCGCACGGGGCCCTGTGCAGGGAAAGTCTCTGTAATCGTTTCTGACTGGAACCTTACAACCGCTTCCGTAATCATGGGATGGAACACACCGCTTGCGCCGTTCCAAGGCTCTGTGCGCTCTTCGATCTTCAGACCCAGCAGCTTCAGACCTTCGACGTATGCGTCTTCCCAGTCTTTGCGAGAAGACTTGTCGTTCTCGATGTCACCTGCAAGTTCTTCGATGATGCCTTGGAAATCCGTCTCATCCAGCAAGTCCACGAGGTTGGCGTCGAAGTCCTCAAGCGTGGGCTCACCTTTTTTGATCTCAAGCTCCAAGCCCCCCATCTCAATGTTGACTTCTTCGGGGTCAACGATCTCGATCTCAAGAGGCTCTATTTGCGAAGCTGCATCGTCCAGTCCAGCAGGAGCTTGATAGAGGGCTTTGTCAATGTTGGTTGCCATTTAAATTCCTTAGTAGTACGCCGCCCGTCTGGGCTGGAAGTATCCTGTGTCTCGCTCGTCGGAGTCCAACGCCACGAAACCCCCTTGTCTGTAGCGCAGCAGTGCCTGAGTTGTCGTGTCCACATAGTCGTCGTGTTCGCCGACTGGAAACGCCGCCATTTCTTCAACCACTTCGCGTGCCCATCGTGTGTCTGGTGCCCAGACTTTCCCTGACTTGAACAGGTCAGCCACCGCGTTGAGTCGCACCATTTTGTCATTTCCTCGGCTCGGCGTAAACTCATCCACCGCGATCCCCATGTTGCGAAACTCTTGAATGAGCGGCGCACCGGCAGCTTTCTTTTCCACCAAGAACGAGTCAGGGTCCCATTCCTTGTAGTGTTTGTATGCCACTTGCTTGAGCTCTGGAAACGCCATGCGATCCTTGAACGCATCCAGCAATATGATCTGAGGCGAGTCGCCTTCTTCCTCGTTGTACCACACACCCCACGTCGTACAGGCTGAGTAGTCGGAATTATTCTTGGTCTCAAACGCCGTATCCCACGACTGAATGATGTACTCACAGCGTGGTGGGTCGTCTTTTTCCCAAATCCGCCAGTCGCCCCTTGACACAATCGCCGCACTATCTGCGGTGGGCTGCTGCATGTACTGAGCGTTCCAGTATCGGGGATCAATGCTTGCTTTTGTGGCTTTAAGGGCGTCCAGCGACCACTGTTCTGGCCACAGGGACTTCTCGTTGTCCGTACTCTCGTGCAGGATGGCCGGTAGCTCCACGATCTCCCACGGTATTGAGTCCGGATTCTTGGTCTGGTAGTCAATCAAGCGCCCCGTCAGGTCAAGGAGTGACCAACGCGTCATCACAATGATGATCGCACCCCCCGGCATCAAGCGCTGTAAGGGGCCTGTCTGCATCCAGCTCCACGCGGTATCAAACGCAAGGCGCGAGTTACTTTTTACATCCTGCTCAGAGTGTGGATCGTCGATAACAAAGAGGTCAGCACCACGACCAGCCAAAGCCCCGCCCACACCAGCTGCGTAGTACTGTCCGCCAGCGCTCGTAGACCATTTACCAGCCGCTTTTTGGTCGTCTGCAACAGCTGTATCGGGGAAAAGTTGCTTGTATTCATCACTGTCGATCAAGTTCCTCACACGACGCCCGAAATCTTCAGACAGGCCCGCAGTGTGCGTGCCCATGATGATCTTTTTCTCAGGGTATTTGCCCAAAAAGTAGGCAGGAAACAGGTATGAGCTGAACTCAGACTTACCCATACGCGGCGCGATGTTGATAATCACCCGCTTTTTACGCCCTTCGATCACATCTGTAAAGATCTTTGCCAGTTTTTTGTGGTGCGGCCCCACTTTGAAGCCCGGATACACGGATTTTGCAAAGTCAATCATGTCCGTTCGCGCCGTGTGCAACAAATGGCGCTTCTCACGCTCCTCAAGGTCCGCCAATAGCTCAGCCTTCTCCGCTGCCGGCATGTGCGGCAGGGCTTTTTGTAGAGCAGCAAACTCAATTGGGGTTAGCGTTGTCAGTTTTTTCATCGTTTTCCGAGACGTCCACAACGTCGACCACACCCATAAAGCGGTTGAGCTTGTCTTTGATGCGCTGCTCTAGCTCGCTATCGCTTAACTCAGTCTTCTTGACCTCGATCTTCTCAGTAAAAAGCGCCACCTCCGTTACCTTACCCAACATCTCCAGTGCTTTTAACCGGATCTTGGCGTCGGGGTGCTTGGTTTCTTCAAGTATTTGCGCGACTGCGTATCCTCGCAGCTCCTTTGCTTGCTCCATGAACTCCCAGTCGTAGACTGAAAGCATCCCTACAAGGTGTTGGACAGCAGCAGGCACTTGAAGCTTCGTGAGCTTTTCTTTGATCAGAGCGGGGGTTTGTTGGGTGACGACACTTTTGAAAGCGTCTCGGGCGGCTGTCTTGATGACTTCTTCTTGCTCAGGGGTCTCAGCAAAGTCATCCAGCTCCTCTTCCCATTTGGCGGTTTGTGCCTGCGCGTCGATGAGTTCTTGTGGTGTGGTTCTTTCCAACGGCTTATAGGCGTGCGTATCGTGCGCCTCAATGGGGGGCACGAAATCATTTTCACCAAAATCCACAAGATGATTCAGCATAAGCGCGTAGGTCTTGTAACCACGATAGGTCGTAGTGTACACTCACTTTGCCGGTGCCCGCAAGGGTGTCGGTCTTTGCTTCTCCATGAGATCTTGTGATATGGATCTTTTCCCCCGGCTTAGCCCGGGGGTTTTTTTATTTGGGGGTGTCAAAGATTAGACACAACACGTTGAAAATTTTTATAGTAGTGGTGGGGGGGTGCGTTTTTGGTGTTGGGTTTTGAAGGGGCGCTTTGACTTCGTTGGACAAAAATGTGCTGTGTGGTTAAGGAATAGTGTTTATGTATGACACCACAACACCGCTCAAAAAGGTGGGGTG